CTGTCTGTCACGAGAGCATCTCTGATTCCAGGTACTGCAAGGATGTTAATCCGTGAGGACATAGGGTCGGTAATGATGTCGATTGCAGTGTTGTAGGATGCGACGCCGTTGTTCGTAAGACCTATCCCTGCAGGATTTGTTATTCCAATGTCGATGGTAGAAAGAGCTTTTCCACCCCCGTCTGCAGATGTCGAACGATCATTCAAATACGCCATGTCCTTGTCGAGGATGTTAACACCATCAAATCCGCCGTAGAGGAAGTTGGTGAACTTAGCGTAATTGCTGAACCTGTTGAAGTAGACAGAGCTTGTTAGAGCAAGAATCGAAGCAAAGGTGATTCTGTTGTAACCTGCTGCTTGTGGATCCTCAATTGTGTAGGTAGCAGCTGCCGGAACACCATTTCTGATGTAAGCAGTACCAAGCATATGCTCATCTGCAGTGCCTGTAAGTGCACTTGCAATGCTTGTCCCTACAGGCGCGTTCATAAGTGCGACACGCGCAAGTGTAAACTTGTTGTTGCTGAAAGAGTCAGCACCCGATCCTGTCACAAGTGTGTCAAGTTTCTGGATTCCCAGAAAGCTAGAGTAGCTAGTGATAAGAAGATTCTTGTCAGAGCTAGAATTGGAATCGAGGACAGATGATGGCACGACATTCGAGTCAGGTGTCATCTCAAACTTCACACCCCAGAAGAGATTGGCATCAACTGTCTCATTGACACCAATCTCACCTGTGTAATTTCCTGCAGTTGAAACTGATCCGCGTGTGACCTTAAACCGTAAAGGAACCGGGGGCAGAATTGCATACTGGAAATCGGGGTCAGACAAAGGAGCATTCTTATTGACACCAAGTCTCTCAGTACCGGCAGCGCCAGCTGAGCCTAATCCAGCAATAGGTGATGCTGTGTCAGTTAGTGTGTCATTCGTCTTGATCACAGGAATGCCGCGGAATCCAAAAGGAAGCGAGGCAGCAGGAACTGTCTTATTGACCACACCGCTTGACGGAACGACACGAACAAAGTTTGACTTGTTGGCGTATCTGCCAGACACTATGAAACGGCGTTCATTCTCATTCTCAGCATCAAAGTTGTAATAGACTTTGCGATCGCCAACGATGAGTCCCACATACTTGTCGCTTTGAGGATCTAGATCACACTGAGAGAATTGCTCAAGGACTTGAACATTTGAGTCAGAGTCGCTAAAACGACGTACTAAGACATCGAAAGTTCCATAAGGATTGTTGGGATCCTCTGACTTTCGAATGTTCGCGATAGAGACTTTGACCTGCGTGTTGCCAACACTGCCATCATCAAGTGCTTCAAAGTGAAAGAGGTCGTGCTCGGTATTTCCAAAAGGCTGCGAGATAAAGCTCGTGGTGCGAGCAGCGCGATATCTTGAGTCGAATCTTCCAAAAGCATTAAGGAAAGTCTGCGTATTATTTCCAGAATCAGAGGAGATCCTGCTGCTTCCAGACAGGATGGCAACACCTTGCCCGGTAGAAGTGACGTCAGCGAGCTCCTTCTCAACAGGAAAGTGAGCATACAATAGATGCTGCTCTTTCTGGAAGGCATTTGGATCTGTGTTCAGAATATTGTAGATATAGTCACTGCTTCTTGGATCAAGTGAGGCATTGTAGATACGAATGCCTGTCTTGCCAGCCACGGTATCGAATCCTGGTGCTGAGGAGGATATCACAAGCTTGAACTTGCCAGCCATACCGTTGGTCAAGTCAGCTGTTCCAATTGCTGCTGTATCATCCAGCGCATTCGCAGGTGTGTAGTTCTGGTCATGATCAAGTACTTGAAGTCTTGTTCCTGAGGGAACGAAGATCATGGCGCGAATCATGGTCGCCGTGTCGGATCCAGGCGTGGTTCCAACATTGAAAGACAAGTTATCGCTGAATACAGGGAAGCCGATCGTCTCATTGGCGGAGACAATATGCTTAGCCGCAACAAAATGCATAGCACCCATGTGACGCCGGTCAAGACTGGCATATGTGACCTGGGTCGGTGTAAGCTTGAACCCAGCATTCTTGACGATGCCCTGCGTGTTGGTCGCAGATATGTCAGAGAGTGTGGCATTTCCTCCTGCGCCGAGGACACGGACGAACGTGAGGGCAGTCTTGTTCTTCAGAAACTCATACGCAGCATACGAGGAAGGCCTGTCATCATCAAGACCACCGAACTTATTCTGGTAGTCAGTGAAAGAGCCGATAGTCACAGGAACAAATGCAGGACCCTTCTCAGCTGTACCGACAATCCCACCGGGTGTTCCAGTTACTTGCTGGACACGCTGGGTGAGATCAATTTCGGTTTCGAAGAATCCGGGTGATAGAAAGGTCTGCTCAGCCATTAAAAACGCTCCCGCAGTTTTGTAGACCTTCTAAGTATTGAGAAGGAATGCAAGTATCATCGTCCGATCTTTTCTAGATCGACAACTAGCCTTCCTGAGGCGGCAGTCTCACCTCTTCGTGGGACTTGATGCAAGATTTTGACACGGGATCCTGTAAATGGATCTGCTATCGTGTCTGGCACAGTAGCAGTCTCTTCGCCTCGTCCAATGATGTCTCTTCCTCTCTCATCAATTTCTTTAAGATCACTCAGCATAAACTTAGACTCATCACCGGATGGGACGCTATTGTCGACTGGAACCTCAACTTCGCCCGAGGTTTGGATAGTCTGAAAGTCGATCGTAGGTGCTGATAGAAACCGCCTGAATGGCGAGGTCTGACCTGGATGCTGGGTTGCAATGATGTAGCCCATCACGTTCAGCGTGAATGTGGACTTGATGATTCGCTCCTCATCTGCAAAGTTATCTGTGTTGTTGTTGAGAGAGACTGCAGGCGCGAGTTCTGCGATGTAGAAGTAGCCCTTCTTGCTCTTGATCTTGTACTCCTGACCAATGCCTGTTCTCGCAGTCGCCAGAATCTCGATCATTGAATTCATATGCTGTGTGAACTGCGACCAGAATGTGACCTCGTACGACGTTGAGAAAAACACGGGGTAGGGCATGGTGATGATCTCAAAGATATTGTCCCCAATTCGTGTGAGAAGTGGGTCATCATCTACGGGATCAACATATGACAGGTTGCCACCATTTCTTCTTGAGGCAATTGTGCCAGGAGATGATTGGCTACCGGGTGCTACGTCTTGCAACGCGAAATTGGAGCGTGATGCGATGTCAGGTGCATTCTTGTACCTGAGCTTGTTGATCAACCGCTGATAGTCTGCATCCTCACGTGCGAGCTTTCTGGTCAGCACAAAATCGCTGACGCCGCGATGCGTTATGCCAGGCATGATCTGCGGTGTACCGATCTCAAGACTCTTTCTGCCGATAGAGATGAGAGGCAGGATAATCGTGTTGTTGTCATCTCTGAACGGAAGAAGCTTTTTGACATGTGCAAAACGCTCACCCGTGGCAAAGATCACAGGAACTTTAACGACAGCCTCAGTTGCTCCTCTGGCGGGTTGCGTGAGTGCCCCTTGCTTTCCTCGCTGGACTACCTGAAACGGGATTTGAGAGTCAAACATGTCGTAGACAGCACGATCAGCATCCTCAATTCCTGCGGGAGGAATGTAGAAGTCATCAGGAACATTGTCGCCCTCACGTCCCGTAGGGATCTTGTGATCGTTGACAAATCCATCATTGTGACCCGTGCTTTTTGACATTGCTAAGTCTCGTCGTAGAAGGAAGTATCATCTGAAGAGCTCTCAGAGTTTTTCTTGACCTTCGCAGGACCAGAGATAGGAGGATCAAGGACCCCTCTTCTAACAAGGTCTCTCATGTCTCCTGTGCCACCTTCATCATTCTGAGCAAAACCACGCTGCTGATTGAAGTCAGTCTGAATTGCATCAGCATCTGTATGTTCTTCTGAAGTGGGTCCAAACACCTTTGACACGAAATTGCTTTGGCGTGACTGAGTCCCCATGAGCTTCCAGCCATCGATATGCTCAACTTGTCCGAAGAGGTTTCTCATATTAAAAAGAGAGGTAACTTCAAAGAACACACTGCCGTAAGAGAAAAAGTCACCAATGCTAAGCTTGATTCCTCTTTGGATCATGTCTCTACCTTGGACGTATGCCTCGAGCTTGGAGTACGCCTCAGTGCCGAAGTTGTTTGTGCGAATCTCAGGCGAGATCCACTTGACTCGACAGTCAATGACAATTGGCATCTCGAAAATCTTGTCCGGTGCCTCTGCATACAGATCATGCACCTTGGACTTTATTAGAGAGATATTGTAGTAGAAGAGCTTCTGACCAATGACATCCTTGATGATCTCCTTTGTGATGTCACTCACGAAGTCGATCTCACGATTTGTAATGAAGAGACGTGACATCTATTAGCCCATTGTGATGATCTTCCCGCCGGGAACGGGGATCGTCTTAAGGTGTTTCATGATGTTTTCTGCTTTCAATGCCTGTGTCTCTGCAATCTTGTCATAGGTCAAAGTCTCAAGCATCTCTTTGAGCTTGTCTCTGAGCTCTTTCTTGTCTTCTCTGCCACGTGAAATAAGATCCGGACCATTGAGGGTTAGATCAGCATCAGGAATAGGCACAGACGAGAACTTCGATCTGATCGTTCCAAGAAGTTCTGTTGAAAGAGCCAGCCCGTACTGTCTTACCCACTGTCTACCAATTGAGTTGACACGGCTATACGTCAAATTACCGAACGGAATGTTTGAGAGGTTTGACACACCATACGTGGTTGGATCTGGACGAGGCGGATTGAGCGGGTCCATCCTAAACCTCACCCTGAGGAAGAGGTTCTTAGGAAGGTTAACAGAGGGCGTAGGAAAGATCCGGAGCTTGGTGCCCATGAGTTGATAGGAGTAGTTAGACCTGCGAACTCTATTGGAAACGTCGAGCATCCCAGCACGCAGAATGTCCTCAAATACTGGCAGAACGTAGAAGATCGTCTCTGGCGTGAAAGACTCAAATGAGAATTCGTTGTTCAGATAGTTGACCGCAGATGACGTATCGAAGAAGCGATAAGCAGCCTGTGGGCTGAAATGAAGCACCTCTAGGATCCTCATCTTTCCATTTCCAGGACCATCTGGGTTCATGGATGAGCTGATAATCAGTGTATTTGTGCTATCCTTCAGCTCAGTGTAGATGTCGTAGTCCTGCCTTCCTGATTCGAGAGCAATTGACCCACTTAGCGAGTTGTACGATCCTCCAACGCCAGCCTCTGTCGCATAGGGTTCCGCAAAGCGGTTGAGGAACTCAAGTGACTCTCTCGGGTACCGCTCCTCTGACCCAGACATAGAGCCTGTAGCAGTTCCGAGGAAGGTCCCAATTTGCGACTTAGCCTGATATTGATTGATAATAGAGCTGTACTCTAGAGCAGCTTCCTCAAAGCAGGCCCAGATCTGCTTCTTTGTTAGCTCTACTGAGAGGATGTCATCACCGAGCTTACGCTTGACAAACGTGACCATTGAGTCAGCATCTGCCTGAAACGCAGCATCAGTATCAAAAGCGGCAAAAGGCGTAGGATTAAGCGTGGTTGTAAAAGTGGACATTATTTTCCGTGCTTTATGGCTTGGATGAGTCGCTCCTGCCCAAGTGCGTCTTCTAGACTGTTATGTCTACCGAGAAGACGCCTCTGTCCTGTCTTCGGATTCTTCTTCTTCGAATACAGGCAGAACTGCTGGTCTGCAGCAGGGCGATCAGGATCAATGCTGCCTTTGAGGCAGCGCCTTATGATCTCTCGCAGCTCGCTTTCAGTAAGTTGCATATCATCTTAGGTAGGAGGGAGACAAGATATTCTGTGACCTGACATCCCAAAAACAAGTAAGGCGGCCACGAAGGGCCGCCTTACAGGCTTCGAAGAGAGATCGACTAGGTCGACTTCTTCTTGAATGGGGTCTTGACGGGAGCTACGACAGAAGTTTCTTCCGCTGCAACTGTATCAATGACCTCATCTTTTGTGACCTCGGGAGTAGGACTAACAACACTAGGCATAGTCTTCGCCGCAGCGGCTTCAGCCGCCTTCTTGGCTGCGCCCGCGATGAGAGCCTGTTCCTGCTCGTTGAGTGGTCTAAAACCCATGGTCTTCTCCTAGACCGGCACTACGCCGGGAGTGACTCGGACAGTGAGATTGAGCCTGAGCCTGCTGTGATGCAGAAGCGGCTGCCGTCCGACACGATCACCACGGAGGTACCCGAGGAGGCCGCGAAGGTGAGCTTGCTTCCGACGCCGGCGGGCAGTGCGCCCTGCTGACCAACGAACACCGGAACGCCTGCAGTCTCAGCTGATCCTGTAAGGAAGTGAGCCTGGGCTGAAGCGCTGCGAAACACGAAGGTCGCACCGGGGTGTGACGCTGCAAGCGGCATCACAACTGCCGTAGGTGAACCGCCGGCAATCGTATAGACGCCAGGAGAGGTCACAGTAGCAGCAGCCGCAATCGGCTGAACCGGTGAGAAAGGCATGGCATTGAATGAGAGGCTGTCGGTCTGGAAGTCGACGCCGGAACCGGTCTCCTGAACGAGACCCTTCTCTGCTGTGTACTTGATCTTAGGCATGATTTACTTGATCCCATGCTTCCAGACTGCCGGGGATATCAGCATAAGAGTCTGGGCTTAATCTCTATCTATGCCCTTTACCAGACTCCGCTGCCTTTGTGTCTCTTGCAGCTAAGAGAGACTCGATTCTTGGCTGCCACTTACGTCCAGAAAAAGAGTCTGCCAACCAGGTGTTCCCCACGTAAATGCAATTATCGTGCCATCTGCCATGATGGCCTCCTCTCCACATTTTCCGTGGAGTGCAATGACAGGCGTTCCCTGCACGAGAGTTGCGAAGGCCTCTCTTCCGTCTGCGAGATGACCTTTGACTCTAATGTCGTGCTCACACACATAAAGACGACCTGGCGACATTTGAGACTTGATTGCAGCTTCCATTTCTTACCTCCGTAATTAATATACCATATTAATTACGGGATGTACAACTTCATTTCATGAAATCTTGATGTGGTCTGACAGACGCTTTCCCGTCTCGAACTCACCTCCGCAGATGCCGCACACCATGTCATCACCAGCTTGTATGGTGATTATACACT